CCGCCGACCGGAACGCCCCATCCCGCGACGACCGATACCCCGCCGCCCTGCGGGCGGAACGCGCTGACCAGGCACTGGAACGGCATTTGCAGGCTGCCCCAGCCGCCGGCGACCCCCCAGCCGCATGCCACGCCCCAGGCGCGCGTGTCAGTCGGGCGGGCGGGTTCGAAGATCACTGGCGTGCGGCCGGTCAGATTGACCAGTGCCCGCACCAGCGCCGCCCGTGTGCCTCGTGGCTGAAGCATTGCAGCTTGCAGGCGCGCCCGATAATGGGCGTCGCCTTCGGACGGCTGGCGTGGCATTGCAGTACCGAAAAAATCTATCCCGATCATGTCCAGGAACACGTCGGTTGCGGTCGCGATGCGCGCTTGCAGGGTGACGTAACTCAGCTGCGCGTAAACCTGGGCCCACACATAGCCGATACCGGCCAGCACGGCGTCAAGCACAGGCGTGTTGCTCGCGGCACCCGCCGCCGTGTCGGGGAACCATCGCGCCGGCAGCACGGCCCGCAGCCGCGACACCATGTCGGCCTGATCTCCCGTTGCCATGTCAGGACACCGCAATCGTGCCGGCGCGGACGACCTGCGCCTGCGTTGCGGCCAGGTCGGAGGTCGCGCCGTTCAGCGTCACGGCCTCGACGGAGGCCACGCTGGGACAGTTCAGGGCCACCTGATAAATAGCGCCGAACATGAACCCGGCGCCCATCCCGCCGGCATTCACTGCCGCCGTAAGCGCCTTTCCAGCCGCCGCCACTGCTTGCGCATGCGTGTAGCCCGGCGCCGCGGTCACCGTCAGCGAAATGTTCGCCGCCACCACGTTGGGCGCGAGCACCTGGAATGCTGACCCCACCGGCCGGACCGCGTCAATGGCGGTCTGCACGTTCGCCAGCAAAGCACTGCCCGGATTCCCCGTCCCGTCGTCCACCGTAACCACGAAATTGCCGGGTGTGTCGACTGAACCCGCCGTGGTGTTCTCCCGGATGGTCCAGCTGAGCCCCTGCTGCACCGACGACACCGCATACCCGACCGCGGCTGCCGTCGCCTGGCTGCGAGTGTTGATGTAGTTCTGAAACCGCGCCCGCAACGCCGTGTCGGTCTCGGCGTCGATCCCATTGGGGAACGCCAGCGCGTTCGTCACGGTGTCAACCCCAGGGATCGCGGCCGAGATCAGCGTAATGGTGTTGGCCTGCACGTTGCCGGAACTGCCGGCCACCTCGGCCACCACCGGCACCGTTACGCTGGCCGCGCCGGCTGGTATCAAATAGCCGTTCAGCGTGGCGTTCCAGGTGGCATTGGTGGCATCCTGCGTCACATCGAAGGCCAACATGGCATCGGCCGTCTTTACCTGCGTCCCAAGCGGCAGCAATCCCGGGTTCGTCGCCGTGAAGCGCGAGAACGTCACCGCCCCGGTTGCCGCCACCGCGGGCAGCCGCGTCAGACCGAAATCGGCCACCCAGCTGTCGAGATCGGTGCCCGCGCTGGTAGCCGCCCGGGTCATCTGCAGCACTTGCAGGATCAGCCACTGCATCCACAGCCCGACCGAAGCGCTTGCTTCCAGCAACGCGCGCAACGTTGAGCCAACCGTCAGGTCAATCAGCTGTTTCGCCGAGCCCTGCACCGCGGCGGCCGCGGCCGAAACCAAGCTGGTGAACGTCTGCAGCTGCAACTGCATGGGATCAGGCTCCGTCGCTGAGGGTGAAGCCGAGCAGCTGGGTCTGTTTGGTTTCGGCGTCGGCGTAGCTCACCTGCACCGAGACCGTGCCGGCGCCATCCGAGGCCACGTCGATGGTCGGTTCCGGGGTGCGTGCCACCGCCGTCTCCTTGAAGATTTGGCTGCGGATCACCGCTCGGATGCGCATCGCATCCGCCGGCTGGCCGACGAATTGCGCGAGACCGGCGCCGTAGCCGAGTTGCCAGATATAGTCGCCGGCATTGGTCAGCAGCCGTCGCAGCACCCGCTGCTGGCCCAGCGTGGAGCCGCTCACGGTCGCCACGTCGCCGGTCGGACCGACCGAAAGGTCGGACCCGAACTGGTGCGCCAGATCGAACATCGTATCGCTCCGCTAAGGTTGCCGGCCATCAGTCCTGCGGACTGGGCGGTGAACCAGGGCTGCCATGGGTGTGCACGTCGTAATGCCCCCGCAGGCGCGCCAGCGAGCCCTGCTGGTCGTAGACATCGCCAGCGACATGCAGATCGCCGGCGATGCGCACCGTCCCGTCGTTGCACAAATGCAGAGCTGCGCCGCTACGGTGAACCAGCCAAACCTCGCCCGCCGGTACCGCCGGTGCGCGGGCCGCATCGCTGTAGCTCACGCCGACAATCACCCCGTGTTCCGCATCGCCTTCCTGCGGCACCACCAGCACCTGGTCGCCCGGCGCCGGCAGGCACACCGCGCCCCACCCCGCCCCGGCCCACGCCGACAGCACCGGCAGCCAGCCGGTCAGCACACCTTCTGGCTGCAACGACACGCGCGCCGCGTAACGGGCCGGATCGACGCTCGCCACCACCCCGAAGCGGGGCTGCCCGAGCGAACGATCCAGCGATGCCGCATGTGCCTTCAGTACATTCAGAAACCGTTCCATGGGTCCGCCATATTACTGCTGCCTACGTGCTGGCACCGACACTGAACGCCCGCAGCCATTGGGTGAAGCCGCGCGCCACGTCGAACCGTCGCTCAACCGAATTGATCCGGTAGTTGCGATCGAACGCTGTCCCGGTTCCCTGCAACAGGAACTGCTGTCCGGGCACCAGCGACAACTCGCCCGGCATCTCGGCCACGATCACCCGCTCGTGCTGGGTCAGCTCGTCCAGTCGCTGTTGCGCCAACCTCAGTGTCATATCCGGTGTCAGATTGGGTGTGATGTAGACATAGTTCAGCGTGTTTCCGCCTGCCTCGCTCGTTTGGTTGGCGGACGCCGTCTGCACGTAACATTGCGCGGCCCGACTGTGCCAACTTTTTACTGTCACCTGGATGCCTTGCGCGAGCGTCAGCGACCGTTCCAGGCGCAGCGCGCTGAGCTGCGCCATCTGCAGCACCACCGGGGCCACCGACATGTCCGCCGCGCGGAAATGCAGCGTGGTGCCTTGCACCCAGACGCCGAACCCCTCGTATTGCGCCAACGTCACCAGCAGGTCCCACTCCGTGGTCGCCCGCGCAAATCCGTCCAGCACCAGGCTGTCGTGCTCCAGCTGCCAATAGCGCCCGACCGGCGTCGTCGTGGGCTGCACGTCGGCCGATAGCCCATGCCGTGACGCCAAGGTCGTTGCGATATCGCTCGACGTCTGGTTGGCGAACGTCCCCTGCGCGCGCGCCTCGATCAACCCCGCGCTCAGGTCGCGCCCGGTCAGCCGCACCGCATCGCCGAGCAGATCGATCTCAACCGAGTCGACAGCGCCATGCAGCAGGTTCACGTAGGCTCCATCGAGTGAAATCGCGATATCGATCAGCACAGCGTTCTGATCCGCCCACCATGCGGCTCCCCGCGTCGGGTCAGCGGACAGCGCCAGCCCCAACCGGAAGCGGTCGGCGGCAAAGTGGCTGTTACTCAGGACTTCCGCCTCGAAGGCACCCGGCACAATCACGCCGTTGGCCAGCACGCGCAGCCGGGGATAACGTACCGCAACGAGTGGGTTGGGCAAGCCGCTACTGAGTGGCAATGCCGCCTCCCGCCGACGGATCGGTCGCCGGGATGTTCAACGCCACCAGCCCCGTCAGCATGGGATCGGACAGCCGGTTCGCCTGGGCGATGCGAATCCACTGCGTGGCGTCGCCAAGTTGCTGAGCGGCCACCTGGAACAGGTTGCCGCCGGTCACTGTGATCGTGCGCATGGCCCTCAGTTATCCGCGTTTGCCAGGTTGGCCCCGGCGCGGCCCACATAGCCGCGCGCGGCCGTCAGCGCGGCGAGTTGCCCGGTCAGCCCGGCGGTTGAGTTCAGCCCCGCGGCATCCGATATGGATACGGCGCCGAGCTGACCTTCGGTCGCTGCAATATGGGTATCGACCTGCTGTGACGCTTCCACCAGCGCCGCGCTCGCACTGACATAGGCGCTGCTGCCGGGCTGCGTCGCCTGCGTCGCCCCCAGCGAGCTGATTGCCGCCCCGAACGCCCCCCCGCCGCCAAGTCCCTGTGCGGTAACGAGGTCGCCAAGCACGCTCGTGGCCAGCGACACCGCCGCCTCCACCACGGGCGCCGCCTCGTCGCGCACCACTGTGCAGGTGATGCGGTAGGGCAACCAGTTGGGATGGGTGTAGTCCGCGTCAAAGCAGGCGATCACCACCGTGTAAAAGAACCCGTCCCATGTCAGCGCCCATGATCCGCCCTCCGCGCGCATGAAGTCCAGCGCGCGCGCCCGCGCTGCCGCATCGCTGCCACTGAACACGCCCGCCC